AATGATTGAAATCATTGGAAAAGATGATCAGAGGAAGATGAGCTTGCGACTTCAGACTATTGGCCTGCCTAACCCACTAATAAAGCCCTTCTTGCAAAAGGTCTCTTTGTGGGTGCGCTGTAGTGGTTTAGATTGGACAGTCTCCAAATTAAAGGGTTTGAAGACAGATCTAATCCGCTTGCGCTCCGGCCTTCAACCTGCCACTTGGATTCGAAAGAATCGACGTGGTCAGTTTGCAGGCCCAGTAGGCTCAATCATCCGTTGGTCATTGCGCACGGATAAGAACTTCCGGCGGGGTATTCAGGTTTTTAACCTGTACACCTACTGGGTTAGACGTGAACTTTCTTCCTCGCAAAAGGAGAAGTTCATGAGTGGCCTAAATGCACCTAGTGTGGATTTAGGTTCACTTCCATCTGACCTTTTTCAGTTCACCCGTGAGAAGCTTTGGTCTTCGAAGGGAAGATTCAAAGCCCCTACTCCTTTGGTTGTATATAAAGGTAGGCAGTCTGTAAAGGCTCCTATCTTTAATGCTCTAAGGAGTAAGTGCCAAGATTCAGATATTTTGGATGAACTCCAAATGTTCTGGCCTTGGTCTCAAGGTACTGACCTGCGCCGTTCGTTCCCGGAAATCTTTGAACCACTCGTGAAGGGGATCAAGGTAGCTCCTGTAGGTCCTAGACCACAGTATCTACCAGAGAAACCTATCAAGGTGGGCAAGATTGCCTTCATTCAAGAGCCCGGTTATAAGCTACGTTACGTAGCATCCCCATATCGGGTGTTCCAGGAAGCTTTGCGGCCTCTTGGAGATTACCTATATGGTGTAGCCCGGTCCCTTGATTGGGATTGCACGCATGATCAAACGAAAGCCTTTAAACCAGTGCAGGAAGCCCTTGCAAGGGGCTGTACTGTGCACTCGGTGGATCTGACATCTGCTACCGACATGTTCCCTTTAGAACTGCAGGTAGCCGTTGTTCGCGCCCTGGTTGGCCCTAAGAACCTGGATTATGTCGACCTTTGGAAGACATTATCCCGTGGTTTATGGGACTCCCAGTTTGGAGAGCTGCAATGGAAGAAGGGACAGCCTTTGGGCATGTACCCGTCTTTTGCTGCTTTCACTATCACCCATGGTATCCTTTTGTGGTACCTAAGTGGTGGCGCTTACAGTGGTCAGTTCTACGTACTTGGGGATGACGTCGTTATACTAGATGACGACCTCTACTCAAAATACGTCGAGTGTCTCAGCTGCATTGGGTGTCCTTACAGTGAGTCCAAAACAGTTAGCTCTTCCGAGTTAGCTGAGTTTGCGGGACGAATCATCACGAGTAATTGGGTGATTCCCTCTTACAAGTGGAGATCCGTCTCGGATGATAATTTCATCGACTTGTGTAAGGCACTTGGCCCTCGTAGTCGTCGACTCCTTCGGCCACGTCAGAGAGTGATCTTTGACATGGTTAAGCATTTAATGGAGCCTATTGGTCTTAACTTCTCATATCCAGGTAGCGATTACCTGTCTATGCTAAGAAACACCATGAAATCTCCATTCTTTGCTCCCGAAGAAGCTGTCCTTGGTTCCCTCATGGGGCTAAGGCAGAGGCTAAACCGTAACCTTCATCACGGTTTGGTTCCTCTATTCAAGATTGAACCAGAAGAAATTCTGGAAATCTTGAGTACCTTCGACGAGAAGGTCTCTAAAGTGCTTGCACAAACCATCTTCAACCGATGGGACTCTGTCCTTGAGATTATTGATGGTCTTGCTTCACTTCCGGAGGTCTTGGAACTAGAGCCAAGATTACCTCCTAAGGAAATTCCTGTTGCCAGGATTTCCCTATTGGAGCGGTATGAGGCAGTCTTGAG